TACTCCAAACAAGCACAGATTGCACTTCGCCGTGCAGCTGTAACTAACGCAATCACTAACAACTCTTACTTTGGTGAGATTGCAAACCAAGGCGACACAGTTCGCATTCAAAAAGAGCCAGACGTAACAGTCAACGCTCTGCAGCGTCACACAGGTATCTCAGTAGAGAAGCTTGATGACTCTGACTTCTCGCTCACCATTGACAAAGCTAACTACTTTGCTTTCAAAATGGATGACATTGAAGAGCAGTTTGCAAACGTAGACTTCACATCTTTGGCTGCTGATCGTGCTGCCTATAAGATGGCTGACGCTATGGACGCAGACGTACTGTCTTACCTCTCAGGTCACACATCTGCAGGCGCTTTCATCACAAGTACTTCTGGTGATGCACAGCACCCAACAGCAGGCAACTTGACTGGTGAACTACTCACAGCAAACCACTTGGACGCAACTGACTTCGGTAACTTGACCATCTCTGGTACAGCTACTGCAGGCGACTCCGTACCATTGGCTCCACGCTTGCCAGGTGCAACTGCCCTGTCAGCTACTACTGTTTCTCCATTGACTGTACTTGCACGTATGGCTCGTAAGATGGATACACAGAACGTAGACGCACGTGGACGTTGGGTTGTTCTTGATCCAGTATTTGTAGAGATGCTCAAAGACGAAGACTCACGCATGTTGAATGGTGACTTCGGCGGTGCTGGCCTGCAAAACGGTCTGGTGTTGAACAACATTCACGGCTTCCGTGTTTATGTGTCTAACTCTTTGCCTGCTAAAGGTACTGGTGCTGGTACTTCTGGTACAACTGCACAAGACGATAACTACGGTGTTATCGTAGCTGGTCAGGACGATGCTGTTGCTTCTGCTGAGCAGATCAACAAAGTTGAGAACTACCGTGACCCAGACAGCTTTGCTGACATTGTACGTGGTATGCACCTTTACGGACGCAAAATCTTGCGCCCCGAGGCACTTATCACAGCACGTTACAACGCTGCCTAATCTTGCGTAACCTATTGGGCTGGTCTCTTCTGAGGCTGGCCCTTTAGTACGTTATACTCTTACAAAGGACTCCAATAATGGCTATCACAACAGCAATGTGTACAAGCTTTAAGTCGGAACTACTGGGTGGTACTCATGACTTGGATACCCACTCTATCAAACTGGCTCTGATTAAAGCTTCTCCTACAGGCACTTACGGTGCTGCAACTACTAACTACTCTGATGTAACTGGTAACTCTGATGAAGCTACAGGCACTGGTTATACAGCTGGTGGTCAGGTACTAGACAACGTTACCATCTCAGTAGATGGCACAACTGCTATCATTGACATTGATGATGAAGTATTTACATCTTCTACTATCTCTGCAGACGGTTGTATTATTTATAATACTAATGCTTCTAATGCAGCAATCGCAGTGATTGACTTTGGTGGTACTAAAACTTCTACAAATGGTGACTACACTATTCAGTTCCCTGCTGCAGACGCATCAAACGCTATCATTCGTATCGCTTAATAGGAGCATAGACTATGGCTCTAGTAATTAAAGACAGAGTAAAACAAACAAGTACCACTACAGGTACGGGTACACTTACCCTCAATGGTACAGTGGATGGCTTTCAGACTTTTGCTGCTGCTTTGTCTGATGGCGATACTACGTACTATGCCTTACTAGAGCCTAGCACTAATGAATGGGAAGTCGGGCTAGGTACATGGACAGAAGGTTCATCACTCCTAGCTCGTACTACCATTTTAGCAAGTTCTAACTCAGGTAGTGCAGTTAGTCTTACAGCACAGTCTGAGGTTTTCATTACACAGCCTGCTACTAAAGCTGCATTCTTTAATGCTGCAGGTGATCTTGAGCTTAATCGTGACCCTCAGAGTGCATTACAAGCTGCAACAAAGCAGTACGTTGACACTATCGCTGCTGCAGGTATTCACTATCATGATCCAGTACGTGTAGAATCACCAACTAACCTAAACGCTACGTATGACAATGGTACATCTGGCGTAGGTGCTACACTTACTAATGCAGGTACACAAGCAGCTATTACTATTGATGGCGTAGCTCTTAGCACTGCAGATCGTGTGCTTGTATATAACCAAACTAATGCTGCACATAATGGTATATACACGGTTACTACTGTAGGTGATGGCTCTACTAACTGGGTACTTACTCGTTCTACAGATGCTGACTCTTATGGTGCTTCTGACCCTAATGCGTTTGGTGAAGGTGACGCATTCTTCGTTAAAGAAGGTGACACAGGTGCAGGTGAACTCTATGTGATGAACACAAGTGGTACGATTACATTCGGTACTACTAACATTACTTTCTCTGTAATCGCTGAGACTGCTGTATACAGTGCAGGTAACGGTGTAACACTCACAGGTACTACATTCTCTGCTGATGCAGGTACAGGTGTTACTGTAGATGGCTCTGGCATTAACATTGGTCAGGCTGTAGAAACAAACTCTGATGTAACATTTAACACAGTTGCTGCTGATCTTACAGGTAGCGTAACAGGTAATGTCACTGGTAATGTGACAGGTAACGCTGGTACAGCTACAGCACTGCAGACAGCACGTAACATTGGTGGTGTATCATTTGATGGTACAGCAAGCATAAACCTTCCCGGTGTTAATACTACGGGTAACCAAGACACAACAGGCAATGCAGCTACTGCAACAGCTTGGGCTACAGGACGCACTATTAGTTTGACAGGTGATGTCACTGGTAGTGTTACGGGTGTAGATGGTACAGGTAATGCTTCTATTGCTACTACTATCCAGCCTAACTCTGTAGCATTAGGTACTGACACTACAGGTGATTACGTATCTACCGTTACATCAGGTAACTACCTTACAGGCGGTACATCTGGTGAAGGTTCTACACCTACGCTTAACGTAGATGCTACACCAACTAACACAGCATCTAAAGTTGTAGCACGTGATGCTTCTGGTAACTTTAGTGCTGGTACTATTACAGGTGCTTTGAGTGGTAATGCTTCTACTGCATCTGCACTGGCTACAGCACGTAATATAGCTGTCACAGGCGCTGTCACAGGTAATGCTAACTTTGATGGTTCTGGTAATATTAGCATTGCTACTACTGCTACATCTGACCCGACAGTTACACTCACAGGCGCAGTCACTGGCTCTGGCACAATGACTAACTTGGGCAACGTGTCCATTGCTACCACAGCCACGGCTGACCCTACGCTGACACTTAACGGTGATGCGTCTGGTAGTGCTACGTTTACTAACCTTGGCAATGCTACACTTACTGTCACGGTAGCTGATGACAGCCACAACCACGTTATCTCAAACGTAGATGGTTTGCAGACTGCGCTGGACGGTAAGCTGTCCACATCAGGCAAAGCTGCTGACAGTAACTTGTTGGATGGCATTGATAGTGGCAGCTTCTTGCGCAGTGATGCTACTGATACGGCAACTGGATTAATTACCTTCCAAAATACAGCAGATTATCAAATTAAGCTAGACGGTGGCTCCTCCACTTGGGCTGGCATTATGTGGGAAGATGTCAACGGCTCAGATTCTATATGGTATAATGGCAGTACTGGAACATGGTCTATGGGCGGTGGAGGCTCCGTTGTCTCAGGTAAAAGACTGCACGTTGATGGAGGCATGTCTGTCGGTGCAAATGCTGATGGAACAGCTACGCCCACGAATGGCATTTACTCGGAAGGCGCTATATCTGTAGGTGGCAACACAGTTTGGCACGCTGGCAATGACGGCTCTGGCTCTGGCCTAGATGCTGACCTGTTGGATGGACAACATGGTAGTTATTATTATGCTGCATCAAACCCTAATGGGTATACCACAAACGTTGGCGACATAACTGGTGTTACAGCAGGTACTAATTTAACAGGTGGTGGCACATCTGGTTCAGTTACGCTTAATGTTTCTTCCTCTCCTACTTTTTCAGGCGTAGTTATGGCTGAAAGCCTGCAAGAAGACTATGATGTTTTATCTGGCACTTCACCTGCTCCTGATGCTGATAATGCAGGTGCATTTAGCCTTACCATGACAGGTAACACAACTTTTACTTTTGGCAGTGTAACATCAGGACGTTCAGTAGGCTTTGTCCTACAACTAACAGGCAACGGCTCAACAGTCACATGGCCTAGCTCAGTTAAGTGGGCAGGTGGTACAGCCCCAGATGCCCCTGCAAGTGGTGAAACAGATATTCTAGTCTTCCATACACGTGATGGTGGTACAAACTGGTATGGTGTACTCTCAAGTGATGCTGCTGCATAAGGAGTAAAGCATGGCCTACTCAACTAATCCTTTCTCAGTAGCTACCTTTGGTGAAAGCTATGAGCAGGC